AGGAACTCGACCGCCTGCATCCGGCCGGTGCCGGACTCCAGCAGGAAGTACACGCCGGCTTCGAATGCCGGTGCCGTGCCCGTCGACAGTTTGAGGACGCAGCGGCCGGTCGTCGAGGTGGAGAACCAGCACTCCCACACCTGGGTCCCAGGGATCGGGGTGCCCGTGGATCCGTCCGACGTCAGCAGCGGGGAGATCGCACACTGGAGGCTCTTGCCCGCTGTGGCCGAGGCCGGGGTGAGTGTGGGTGTGGTCAGCTCGTCCGACGGCGGGCCCGTTCCCGTTCCGAACTCCAGCGTGCCGCCAGCGCCCGACTGCCTGATCGTCAGCGATGAACGCGACGACCCCGACTGATCCCCGCCCGACACCGACGACGCCGGCTCGGACAGCGGGTAGTACAGCTGGGCCCCGTCGCCCTGCACCTCCTCGACCAGCATCGGCCCCAGCGACGGGCGGCGGCTCGGCCACTTGAGCATGTCGGACGCGGTCAGCGTGACTGTCGAGTGCAGCCCGGACCAGCCCATCGGCCAGCTGCTGACCATGCCGAAGAAGCGGGGATGGTGAGCAGCCACCGAACCCGACCAGCTGGTTGCCGAGGACCCCTCCTCGACCTGCGCCGAGTCCATCCACACCATCGTTCCCGCCGACGGTGGCGACGACGTGGTTGTGATCCGCATGTACGCCGACGCTGAGGTCGTCGTCCACGTCACCGACAGCCGCTGCCAGCTACCCGTTACCGACGACGGCGCCGACACGTGTGCGCCGTCGATGTCGATGGCCACGGCCGGAGATCCGGGCGGGACGTACACGTAGGCGCTGGCAGTGCAGGGGACGCCGATCGGCAGCCCGTGCAACGGGGACCGCAGAACACCACCCGTGCCGACGCCCGACCAGGTGATCTTCATGGACCACGAGCCGGTGTTCGCCCGCGTGTTGTCCCGCGCATACGCCTGTGGCGCCGCTGCCGGGTCCTCCGCCCACCCGTAAGGAGACGACGCCGACGACTCAAAATTGGCAATGACCAGGAAGTTCTTCCCGGACATCGTCGTCTTCAGCACCCGGACCGGCGTGTTGCGGCGAACCTCCGGGTAGTACGGCGAACCGGCATTGCCCGGCGTGAACCTGCCGTCCCTGTTGTCGAGCCGCAGGGACAGCGTCCCCGTCTGCGTCTCGGACCGCTCGTCCGACGCACCACGGGTGATGGACACCTGCCCACCACCCGCAGTCTGCACCCACTGCGTGATGTCCGTCCACGCGATGCCGCCGTCGACAGCCGAGTACCCGAACCCGGCCTGAACCGTCAGACCAGCCATCAGCCCACCCCCAGGTCGACGTTGATGCCCTGCGTCCGCTTAAGACTGAGCAGCACCCGCTGCACCTCCTGACCGACCCGCACCGGGTCCATGGCATCCGTGATCGTGATCGTCGCGTTGATCGACGGCGCCGCAGCAGCACCCGCCCCGACACCCGCCACCGGCTGACCCGGCATCGGACGGATCCCTGCCATCCGCTCGGCGACCGCGTCGACCGCCCGGCCGACCAGCGGCAGAGACGCGCGCGTGCCACCAGACAGGCCCTGCCCGAAGTTCAGGCCGATCCCGTGCGCCACCCTCGACGGCGACTTGATCCCGAGGGCCTTCTTGATCGCCCGCTCCATGCCCTTAGCGATCTCGATCATCTGGGCCTCGATCGCCGACTGCTGCGACTTCAACCCGCTGACCAGGCCCTGTGCCGCCTGAATGCCAGCCCCGTAGAGGGCGCTCGACCCGACCTTGCCGACCGTGTCAGCCTCCGTGTCGATCTCCCGCTGCAGCTGGTTGACCTGCTTGAACTCGGCAGTCGACATGCCCGCCAGCGCGCTGGCGTAGGCGTAGCCCTCGTCCGGGCCCATCAGCAGGATCTGCCGCATCAAGTTCCTGTTGAGGCCCCGCTTCGCCAGGCCCTCCACATACCGGCGGAACTGGCGCAACTTCGCCAGCTTCTGCTGCAGACCCACCCGGATGGAGCTCGCCGTGACCTCCTTCGGCTCCAGCCCCAGACTCGACAGCGACGACGCACCCTGGGCCGCCGTACGGGCACTGATACGCAGCTGGTCCCTCGCCGCAATCCGGGTCTCCAGCAGATCCTGCGCGCTGGCAAGCTGCCGCTTCACCGAGTCCCGCTTGATCGCAAGGGACTGCAGCTTGGTGTTCGTCTCGCTGACCAGACGAACCAGCCGCTCGTCCTTGTCGGTCTTCTTCCCGTCGAAGGCAGCCCAGATGTCGTCAGCCAGACTCCGAGCGGTCGCCCGGATCTGATCCCGAGACCCAGTCAGCCCGCGTACGACACCATCGCGGACATGCTTCATCAGGTCCATCATCTTCTGCGACGGCGACGCGATCTGCAGCTCGGCACGAACACCCTGCTCCACGCCGGCCGCCATTCGCCGGGCCGCCTCCGCGATTCCGCCGATGGACTGCACCATGCCGACCGACAGACCAGCCCCGACCTGCCGCCCTAGCGACAGACCCGGGAAGTCAGCCATCGAGGCCGCCATCTTCTTCGACGTCAGGTGGTCGAAGACCTGCTCACCGCCGCGCATCCTGACGAGCTCGGGACCCTCCTCACCCACCAGCGCCCAACCGGACGCGGCCGAGTCGGTACCGCGGGCGTACTTCGGGAAACCGCCCGGGCCGTTGTGGCCCTCGGGAGACACGACCCGGTCCGACGAGTACACCGTCGTGACGTAGGTCGTGGCGACCTTCCCGTCTAGGGCGTCCAGCTTCGTCCGGGCGGAGTTGAGCTGTCGCTCCAGGTTGGAAATGTCGGCCCGAATCTGAGCCTTCCGGCCGTCGGGAACCCGCCCCAACTGAGCCTTCGCAGACTCCAGCTTGGCCTGCAAATCCTCGATGTTGCCCTGGAGTTTCGCCGTCTTATCCGGCGTCTTGAGGATCTGATCAGCCAGCTGCCGGGCCGCGGTCTCGTTGAGGCCCATCTGCTGCGCGTTCGCGATCAGCTGGTCGCGGCCGGTCTTGTAGATCCCGTTGACCGTCTCCCAAGACGCCCCGGACTCGCGAGCCGCCGAAGCCGCGGCGTCGGTCTTCGCCGCAAGATCGGTCAGCGCCGACGCCGCGGTCCGGCCCTTCTCCGTGTTGAGATCGATCGCCTTAGCGTTCGTTCCGAACACACCGGCGTTCTCCCCAGCGGCCTTCGCCGTGCCGTCGAGGGCTGCCTCGAACGCGATCTGCGCATCCACGCCCGCGCGGTTCACGTCGTTCAGGGCCTGGATCGACTGGCGCAGTCCGTCCGCGCTGGCCTTCTGAGCGTCCAGCTTCGCCTGCGTTGCCTGCGCCTGGGCACCGAAGAGCCCCTGCGCATCGGCGGCCAGCTTCGCCTCGAACTCGACGTTGGCGAGAGCACCGTCGTACTCGTCGAGGCTGGACCGCAGCTTGGCGGCCTTCTCGCCGTCCATGCTGCCGAGCATCCGCTGCAGCGCCGCCGCCGCCAGATCCGCCTTGCCGCCGGAGACCAGTGATGCGAGGGACTTGTCGATCGCGTCCGACTGAGCGGTGAACTTCTCCGTCGCCACGCCGGCATCGAACAGGCCGCCAGGCAGGTCGTGCAGCCAGTTGTCCACTGACTCCATCACGCTGGGGTCAATGACCTCGCCGATGGTCTTGCCCAGGTCCCCGAAGCCGGCGCCGAACTCCTGCAGCGCGGCGCCGGTCAGCCTGCCCGTGTCGCCCAACTTGGCCAGCGACGACGTCATCTTGTCGACGTCGATCGGCGCCTCATCGCCCGCCGCCGCGATCTCACCGATCACCAGCGCCAGCACACCGATACCCGTACCCACCAGCGCCAGACGAGCCGTCCGCGACAGAGTCATGATCGCCGCACCCGTAGCCGCCAGCGGACCCGGCGCCGCCACAGCCGCCGTCCGCATCGCCACCAGCGACGTACCCAGAGCAGCGATCGCCGTCCGAATCGCAGCCGCACCAGCAGCCGCAAGAGTCACAGCCCGGATCGCGATCGCCAGCTGCAACAGCGTTGTGATCAGCTCCGCCGGCACCGCGGCCACCAGCTGAGCCAGCGCCTGCACCACCGACAGCATCCCGACACCAACCTCGGCGCCCGCATCCAGAACGTGCAGCAGTGCTCGGCCGACATCCTGGAGAGTCGCCGAAACCGCAGGCCCCTGCTCGCGAGCCCACGCCATGAACTCGGCGATTCCGCCAGACATCTCGCCCGTCTCGGCGGTCCGCAGGAGCTTCACCAGGCCATCCGTAGCCCGGGTCAGTGCGCCCGTGGACCAGCGGTCGACCTTGGCCATGAACCCGTCGAACCCCGGCGACGCGACCCCGCCGGCCGCCAGGGTCATCAGCCGGTCCAGCTGCTCGGCCGCACCCCGAACGGTGGGCGTGAGCTTCGGGAAGATGCCCTGGAGGGTGGCCATGCCCTTGACCAGCGGGCCAGTAGTGTCCTTCGCGAGCGAGTCCGACCAGTCGGCGTAGCTGTCCTTCATGACGGACAGGGCTGCCGCGGCCTCACGCGTCGCCGGAGGCAGCTGGGCCATTTGCTTCGCGTAGGCAGCCTGCGCCTTGACGGCCTCCGCCGACCGGGCGCCCGACTGCTGGACCGTGTCGTTGTACTTCTTCTCCGCCTCCGCAGCCTCGGTCATCGCCGACACCTGCCCGGCCGCGGCCACACCCAGCGCGGCCATACCCACGCCAGCGGCAAGGGTGGACGCGGCGATGGGGGCGATCGACGCGGCCATCGGGATGGCGGCGGGGGCGAGGGTCAGCAGCGACTTCTTGAGGGCGTCACCCGCTTTGCCCGCGGCTTCGGCGGCCTCGCCCCAGGTCGTGACCCGGCGGGACGACTCTTCGGCCTGGGTACCCATGAGGGCTGCTGCGTCCCCGGCGGAGACGAACCGCCCCTCCAGGTCACGCAGTCGGCCGTCGGCGTCCTGGGTCAGGGTGAGGATCGCCTGCCCGCTGCCGTCGGACGCGTCCTCCATTGTGGCGCGGAGACGCTCGGCGGACTCGCCAGCATGGCCGAGGACGCGAGACAGATCGTCTCGTCCCTCCAGAGTGAACGTCAGCCGCTCAGCCATCGGTGCCTCCGCTCTGCTGGGCTAGGTGCTGCTCGATCCACGCGGTGTAGGCGAGGAAGTCGTCGACCAGCAGGTCATCGATCTCTCGTCCGTTGATGTGGAGGAGGTGAGCGAAGAGCCCCAGGTAGCGGGCCCTCAGCTCGGCGATTCCTCGGGTGTCGGGCTCGACTCGTCGGTCAGCTCGCTGAGGGGCGGGGGGAATTTTCCCGCGACGACCCGGTCGATCACCTCACGCGCGTGGTCCTGGTCGGCGGCCAGGTCGAGGATCACCGACAGCTCCACCCGCAGCGCGTCCTCCGGCCCGTCGAACGCGACGGTCATGGCGGCCGCGGTCTCCCCCCAGTTGGTGACCTCCTCGCGGTCCAGCAGTACGGCCAGGTCCACGAGCAGCGGATCGAAGTCCGCCATCCGCAGGGCCGGGTTGTCCCTGCACTTCATGACGAAGGCGACCACCCTCATGGCGTCCGGGTGGTCGTCGGACAGCAGCTGCTTCACCTGCGGCCACGACGCCTTCTCCGCGAGCAGGGTGCTGATGCGGGTCGCCTCGCCAGCACGGACCGACTTGATGTCGAACTCCTCGCGGGGCCCGTCGCTCGGGGTGTGCACGATGATCAAGGGAACTCCTAGGTGATGGTGCGGCGTACGTCACCGAGGACCCTCTCGACCTCGGCACGCATCCGGGGGGTGTGACGGGCGACGACCTTGTCCCACCACATGGGGGGCAGGTGCTTGTTGACCCAACGCTTCTTGTTGCCGAAGACCTTGTGACGCAGACGGCCATCCGTCTTGTTCATCGCCTCCGGCATGAACTTCAGATCCGAGGGCAACGCGGACTTATCGATCCACACGCGCGCGCCCGGACTCCGCCCAGTCCGAACGCTCAGGCGTACCGCCTCCGCGATCGTCGCCCGCAGCGGTCGCGTAGTCGGTGATGGGCCGCCGCGGCTACCAGGCTTTCGCGGCTCGCTGTCGATCGGCAAGTTGCGGATCGTGGACCGCATGTCCGCATGCAACGGCTCGGCGGCCCGGCGGATCCGACGGTTGAGGTTCTGCTGCAGCCGCGGGCCGCCGGCCGCACGCAGCCTGCGGGACAGGTCAAGAAGCTGACCGGTCCCGGTGATCTGCACACTGCCGACGGCCATGGCGTACCTCCTACAGCGTGCTGTCGGTCGAGATGTACTCGATGGCCACGGGGTTCGTGCCGTCGTACAGCGCGGTGAAGTTGTAGGTGGTACGAACAACGGCCGGCCCGTCCACGGTCGGCGGCGCGTCGTCGATCTTGATCGCCGGAAGCTTGATCCGGAACGTGTCGTAGTAGGTCGACGCGATGTTCGCGCCAACGAACTCGATGACGAGAGACGTCGGGGCGTCCGAGGTATGCAGGTCATCGAGCGTGGTGGCGACGTAGTCCTGCTCGATCGAGCCGGTGATCTTCACCAGGTCGTTGCTGATCGGCTGGGCCTTGAGCGCAGACTGGTTCGCGTAGAACCTGTCCGTGGCCTGCGGGCGCTCGAACTTCACCGACACCTTGCGGACGCCATCGAGGGCGGTCTCCGAGGAGTACGTGCCCGCCTTCACCGCAAGCTGCCCGAAGTGGAACGGGCTCGCCGGCGCGTAGGACGCGACCGCGAGGGTCTGAGCCTCGGAGCAGTCCCGGCCGTCGATCTCGTAGGTGGAGGTCAGCATGCCGCCGACCTCGCACGAGAACTCCGCGCTGACCACCTTGCAGCCGAGGTAGCTCTTGTCGGTGACCGTGCCGGTCGTCATCGGGACGCCGACCTGGATGCTGAGGCTCTTGCCCCACGTGTCGGCCAGGGTGTGCGTCTGCAGGTAGGCCGTAGTCACACCCTGCTGCACCGGGGTGACGGTCGTCCCCATCAAGGACTGGAGCAGGAGGCCCATCCCCTTGTTGGCGACCTCCAGGTCGATGGAGCCCGACACCTCCTTCTGGGTCACCACGCGCCGCGAGGACAGCGCCATCAGGCGGCCGGCCGCGATGCCCTGGCTGGTGGCCGTGGTCTTCTTGAAGACCAGCGACTCCTTCGTGAACTCGGGGAACACCGTCGGCGCCTGGAAGGTACCGAACGTTCCCTCAGCGGCGATCCCCATCTGCGCGCCGAGACCAGAACCGATCGCCATGTCAGCCCTCCGTCTTCTGCGGCTTGGCCGCGGTCTTCTTCGCGGCGCCCGGTTCCTCGACCGACTGCCACTTCGTGGTCTGGCAGACGTAGCCCTCGAACCTGTCGTCCGGGACCTCGACCACCTGGTCCGGCTGGATCTCACGGCCACCGAGCTCCGGCACGGTGACCGGCTCGCTGCCGATGAAGCGCACACGCGCCATCGCTGTACTCCTTGGGTTAGTTGAGACGGGCGAAGCAGGACACCTGGAAGTCCACGCCCGCGATCGCGCCGTTCGCGCTCTGCTGCTGATAGAGGTCGCCCGAGGTGATGTGGGCCCACATCACCGTGTCGTTCAGGGTCGGCGCCGTTGGAGCAGCGTTGGTAGCCCGCAGCGCCTGCTCGACCACGGCGACGATCTCGTAGACCCGCTCACGACGGGACGCCATGTCGGTGTCGCCCGACCGGGACTCGGCGTAGCAGGCGATAGCGAAGGACTCATCCCGCGTACGGGCACCAGCCGAGTTGAAGTCCTGCTGAGCAGCCACAGCCGAATCAGCGTTCGGCTGCCAGCCCACATAGATCCGGTCGAGGTCGCTGTAGTTGACCGCGGTCGGGCCGTCCTCGATGTGCACCTCGGCGAGGGACGGTGCCGTGCGCAGGATGTCGAGGAGGGCCGCGACCGCGGCCGGAACCCGGGAAGTCACCATCACGCCACCCCCGGGCCCGTCTTGAAGTCCTCCAGAAGCTGGAGGACCCGGTTCGGGATCGCATAGCCGAAGCCAGGGATCGGCTCGTTGACGTCGTAGTCATCCGCGCCCGGCGCCGCCCCACGGGCCGCCCCGTACTGCGTGCGCCACAGGTGCTGCAGCAGCATCCGGGCCGCCAAGTTGATGGTCGGCGGGACCGTGCCCCGGCCGGCCGTGTACGTCACCGTCCACGGGCCGCCGCAGAACGAGCCACCGTTCTTCCGCCGCACCTCGCCGATCGCCCCGTACAGGTACAGGCCAGCCACGTCGAGCGCCGTCCCACCATCCCGGACCGGCACGAAGCTGGTCAGCGACACAACCGGCGCCCTCAACAGCGTCATCGTCGGACCGCGGGCATCGACCATCTCGACAACCTCACGGTCCTCGACCGGGCCGACAATGCCCTCGATCGCCGAGGTGATCGCCTCGACGTACGCCTCCAGCTCCACGTCGTGGTTCGTGGTCTGGATGTTCAGCTGGGCCTTGGCCTCAGCCAGCGTCAGCAGGGCCACAGCCCACCTCCTAGCGGGTCTCGGCCTTCGGCGCCCGGCCACCCCGACGCGACCGGGCGGCCGTGTTCTCCGGCTCCTCGACAGCCTCGGCGCGGACACCGTCCGCCCACGCTGCTGCCGCCTCGTCGTCGAGGTCCACCACCTCGCCCGGCGCCCACGAGAAGTCGACGCCGCCGACGGCCTGCAGTACTCGGATGCGCGCCACCGCGCCTCCTCTCGACAGGCCGCGGCCCCAATGCGGGGCCGCGGCAGGATGGGCAGGGATCAGGTCGCCGAGTGCGCGTACACGCGGAACGCGCTGGGGTCGTCCGGCTTCGCGTCGAGACGCATGAAGCCGAAGAAGCCGACCTGGAGGTAGTCGGCGTACCGCTCCTCCAGTCGCATCAGCTGGCCGCCGGCGACCTGCCGGACGACGTACGCGGCGTTGATGTCGCCGAAGCCGATGGACTTGGCGTTGGCCGCCGGGACGGGCACGCCGTTGTCGACGGTGACGCCGTAGCCCAGGAGAGTGTCCGGGACGCCCATCTGCGTGGACGGCTGCCACAGCGGCAGGTTGTTGCCGTCCTTCAGCTTCCGGACCATCTTGAGCGCCGAGTCCGACATGACGAACCGGGTGTTGGGGGACTGGCGGTAGGCCGGGTCGACGGAGTGGATCAGGTCGATCAGGTCGTCGTAGATGATCGACGTGGTCTGACCGGTCGTGCCGGTCTTGCCCGCGGTGGCGTTGGTGAACAGCCCCTCGGGCTGGGTGGTGCCGACGCCGGTGGCGAGGTGCGCGGCGACCGCACGGCCGATGCGCTCGCCCAGCTTCTGGGGCAGCCACGTGTCGATGTTGAAGGCGGAGTCCTGCAGGAGCTGCAGGGAGACGCGGACCAGCTTCGACGTGTAGGTGAACGCGCCGAGCGTCTTCTGCCCGAGGGTGACGTCCTGCTCGGTGATCTGCGAGTTCTCCGCGAGGATCGCGCCGACGTTCGCGGTGTCGTCGTTCGACGGCCAGTTCAGCGGGTTCCCGGACGTCGTGTTGAGGACGTTGGCCAGGCTGAGGATGCCGCCGTACGCCTTCATCGTCTCGGTGATCCGCTGCAGGGTCTCGGTCGGGATGAAGTACCCGCCGGCGCTGCCGGGGCTGGTGGCCTGCGCGCGGACCTCGGACATGTTGGACATGAGGAGCTGACGCTGCTCGTTGTCGAGGCCGCTCATGCCGCCACGCACGTACTGGCCGAACGCGCCACGGTAGGCCGCCTCCGGGTCGACGTTGCTGCGGTCCTCGGGCGCCGGTCCGTCGGCGATGACGAGCTGGTCGCGCTGGACGGTGTCCATGCGGGCCATGCGCTCCATGCGCTCGACGTCCTCGGACGCAGCGGTCAGGTCGGCCTCGGCGCGGTCCCACGCCTGCCGCTCCTCGGGGGTCAGGTCGCGGTTCTCGCGGTCGGCGGTGTCCCGGATCTCCTGCATCTGGGACCAGGTGTTGGCGCGCTTCTCCAGCGCGCGGGTGAGCAGAGTGCTCATGGCGGTGTGTCCTTTCACGGCACGCCAGACAGCCCCACCAGGGGGCTGACAGGGGATTGGAAGGTGTTGCTAGCGCGGGAGCCCGAAACGGGCGGCCAGCGCGTTCATGCGCATCGAGATCGGCAGACCCGGGCGCTGAGTGGACACGGCCGGCTCAGCGGGATCTGTCTGGGCGCGAGTGGGTTCCTCCGGCTCGCGGTCGATGTGCACGAGGTCGAGCAGCTCGGGCCGGAAGCGGGCGCGGGCCTCGACGGCGGCGGGGTCGCCGCGGTGGTCGAGGGCGCGGGCCACGGCCTTCAGCTCGGCCTCAGTCTCGGGGTAGGCGGGGAAGGTGACGGCGGACACCTCGATGAGGCGGACCTCGCGGATCACCCGGACGTCAACCTCTACGGGGTCGGCGCCCTCGACTTCGATGGTCTCGGAGTTCCACTCGTCCTTGATGACGTAGAACCCGAAGCTCATCCCGGTCACGTTGCCGTTCCGCAGGTTGGCCTTGAGGTCCCGGACGTACGACAGCTCCGTGTCGAGAGCCGAGTCAACCGCCAGGCCACGCTCATCCTCCGACAGCGCCAGCGTCCCAGCCGACGACCGCGACACCACGTAGTACGAGTCGTGGTCGATCAGCATCCGGGCATCGCCCTCGCTGAGCGTCTTCGAGAAGGCGCCCGGGGCGATCTCCTCGTAGAACCCCCACCGCAGCGGGTTCCCGATCGCCGTCCGACTGTTGAAGACGGAGGCGTACCCGGCGAACCGTTCACCGCCTCCGTCATCGCCCGCGGCCCGGATCTGCACGCCGGCGTCGGTCAGGGACAGGCGTCGCCGCTCAGCCCCGGTCATGGTCTTCGTGGGCATCCTCGCCCCTCCCTTCCTCGTCGGCAGCCTCAGCCAGCAGCCGCTGAGCCTCAGCCATGAGAGCCGCGGCCCGCGCTGAGGCGTGGACCTGCCCGCCGTCGTTGGCCAGCGGGTTGACCCCGAGCGGGGCCATGTACGTGGGCTGCAGGTAGATGTCGCCCTCGGGCCCGATCGGCGGGAGGTCTTCGAGCGCCCTGATGTCGTTGGAAGAGAACGCGCCGATGTCCCGCATCGCCCGGTAGAAGCTCGCCCGGGCCGCCGTATCGCCGCGCATCAGACCCTGCAGGGCGTAGTGCGCGTACTCCCCAGTCGGCAACAACTCCTTCGTGATCCGCTGCTCCGTCGGTGAGATCCACGTCGGGCCCAGGTCGAAAGTCACCCAGCCCTGCGCCTGCTGCTCCAGACCGGTACCCCACGAGGTCGACTTGCTGGACTCCATCAGCAGGAACAGCGGAACACCGAACATGCGGGCAATCTCAGTGACCTGGAACTCGCGGGACTCCAGGAACTGGGAGTCCTTCAACGGCATCGTCACCGGCTGGAACGAAGCACCGGCGTCAAGGACGGCCACGTTGTGGCTGTTCTGGATCCCCGACATCTTCGCCTGCCAGCGCGCCTTCAGCGCCTGGGCCTGCTCCTGCGTCAGCCGCTGCTCGGTCTGCAGCACGCCGGACACGAGGTTCCCGGCACCGAACAGGCGGGCCGCCCCCGTCTCCGCCGCCTGCGCCAGACCAATACCCTGCGCCGCCGCCCGGATCGGCGAGCAGCCCGTCAGACCGTCATAGCCCAGGCCAGGGATGTGGAGGATGTCCCGGGGCGTGAGGACATGCTGGGCGCCCCAGTCATCCGTCACCGAGAACCACTTACCCGACGGGTTGCCGTCGCTCGGCCGCTCCCGGGTGACCTGCACCCGGTCCGGCGACACCGGCCACAACTCCCGCACCTGCCCCGACGGCGCCCGCAGCTTCTGCAGGTACGCATTCCCCCACAGCACCCGATGCACATACGCCAGCCGCCACAACTCCAGCGGCGTCAGGTCCGGATGCGGATCGTCCAGCAGCCCCGACACCGTCCGGTCCTTCGTGCCCGTCCGATAGGTGTGCAGCGGCAGCGCCGCCGACACCCCAGCGATCACCGCCACCGACCGCCACACCGCCGGCATCGTCAGGCTCGACGTCTCCGACACCGACACTCCGGCCTGCGTCGGCTGCCCACCCATCCAGTCCAGCAGCGACGAGTCCGTCAGCGGCACCGCGGGGTTCTCCAGGGACCGCTGCTGACGGAAGAGACCGAAGAGACTCACCCGCCATCACCGCCCTTCTCACGGGCCGCCTGAGCCCTCTCGACCGCCACCACGCCCAGCGCCCCACCCAGCACCAGCGCGGCCGGCACGTACACCAGGGCGACCCCTGCCAGGGCCACCAGCACGAACAGGACCTCGACGGCCCACAGGAGTCTCACCACAGGATCGGCGCCCTCTCGTCCTCGACCTCGGCCCCGAGCCCCCAGCGAGCCAGCGTCACCGCCACCAGCGGGGAGATGTCGACCCCCACTCCGCGGCGAGCCCACGCCCACGCGTCACCCAACGGACGCTTCTGCGCGCCAGCCAGTGCCACCGCAAGGGGCGGCTGGTCCAGATGGCTGATGCCCTGCTCCACGACCGCGTCGTAGAACTGGCCGGTGGCGTCGGCGATCTGCCGCGGCTTCGGCTGCACGATCTCCACGCCGAGCTCGTCAGCGAGATCCTGGATCAGGGACCCAGCCGGGCCGCCCGCATCCACCACCCAGCACCGCGGCCTGTGCCGCTCGTGTAGGGACTTGGCCTTCTCCACGACCCAGCCCATGCCCGGCTGGTGCGCGATGACCTCGACGTGCGTACCACCCCGCCACGAGCCTGCTACGACGATGGCCGCGTGGTCCCGCTCGGGGGTCGCGTCGATCGCCATGCACAGCTCGCCCTCAGGCCGGGACTGCGGGTCCGCCAGAGACCGCCACACGTCCTCACCGATGACCTGCCACGTGTCCGCCTCGTCGCTCGGGTAGTCGCCCACACCGAGCCGCTCACGCTCGAAGATCCCGCTGGTGCCCAGGCTCGCCCGCTCATTGCGGACGAACTCCGAGCTGATCAGGTAGCCCAGGGAAGGGTTCGCCTTCGCCCACGCTGCAGGGTCGTCGGGGTTGTCGTGCTCCGTGCAGTCGGGCCGGCACTCGGCCGCGTGCGGGTCCACCGACCACTCGAAGTAGGCGAGGCTCGGATCGGGTACGCCGGCTTCCCTGGCAGCCAGTGCGCGGCGCCGAAGGCGGGCCAGCTGGACAGACGGCGCACCAATGCCCGCACTGCCCAGATACCAAAGCTGAGGGTTCGGAACCGCCGACATCGTCGGCATGAGGGCACCCATGGCGTCGTCGCCAAGGATCATGTCCTCGTCGAGCACATTGCAGTCCCCGGTGAAGCCGCGGCCGGAGCCGCCGGAGCGTGCGAGGAACGCCAACTTCTGCCCCGTGACCAGCTCGATGGACGTTTCCGTCGTGTTACTCAGTACCCGCTTGACGCGTTTCCGCAGGTCAGGGTGCCCAAGGATGAGCGACCGTACCCGTTCGAACGCCACCCGGCTGGTCTTGAACTCGTGCGCACTGTGGATGATCAGCCGCTCGCCCAGCAGGTACAGGCCCGCCAGCTCACGGGCCTCGATCACTCCGCCCTTGCCGTTCTGTCTCGGGACGTTCACCGCGACCTCGAAGGCCGCCCACTGGCCGTCCGCGCGCTCCCGCATGCCGATGTCCAGGACGTGCTGCTGCCACGGGAACAGCTCCAGGCCCGCCGCCGCCGCCAGCTCGACAGCCTCCTGGGCCGCCGACGAAGCAAACACGGGCGGTGCGGTGTACAGGCGCGGGGTCTGAACGCCCCGCAGCTCAACCTCGGCGAGCACGGACAAGGCCGCCCTCCCGCTTCTGGTCACGCTTCGAACCCAGCTCGTCCACCCAGTCCTTCGACTCGGCGACCGGCGCCAGCTTCCGCAGCCCCTCCAGCACGGTGCGTAGCTCCCGAGCCGCGTTCGACTGGGCTGTCACGTTGCCCGGGTTGTCAACCGCAGCGGCAAGAGAGAGCGCAAGTTGTGCCAGGCCAGGAGCCAAGTCGCGGACCCGAAGGTGATCGATCTCGGCTTCGGTCGCCTCGACGTTCGTCGTCATGATCACCCCCGGTGTGACTCAGCGTGATGGTTACGGAGAGTCGCTATTTACCCGAACTGTTGGGTTCGGGTGATTAGCGATAGGCCCCGTGTAA